TTATTCTCTCTGGGTGTAACTCTAACCATCTACCGCCTAAAGGCTTTGGACTTGCTCCACGTTCAACATGCCATCCTCCTTTGCCTCCGTTGTATTCTTCCTTATAGGTTGCAGTACGAACCATCAGGATGTCTTTAAGTTTTACCTTGCTTTGTGTGAGCCTTTCAACTGTGTACGTAAGTTCATGGTCTTCGTGTACGTGACCCATCCAAATCATATCAGCACCCTCTACAAAAGTCTGCATTCGGTTAAATTGAATTGTTCCCTTTGTCACTGGTCCGCCTCCACCTGAGCCGTGGAAATACTTGATGTTAAAATTCACCTTACTGTTGCTATTCTCACGAGCAAAGTTGTACACTATCCAACCTCCATACCCTCCAACCTCAACATTGGTATCATTGGTTGAGTTTAGCCCATATACAAAGCGTTCAATCACATCTGTTTCCTGTCGCTTCAAGATGTTGGTTTCATGGTTGCCATAACCTACTACCTTGATAAGGTGAGCATAAGGACTAAACCACTTGACCGCATCATTAACAACGGCATCTAAATAATTTGCCTTGTTGTGTTCTGGTCGGATGTCGCTTTTGTTCTTACGAGGGTCATACGCCCCCTGCATTAAGCAAAATGTGTCACCATTAAGCAATATGTCCGCCCCGATTTCTTTGGCTTTTTCGAGATGGTTTCGCAATAGGTCACGGTCACACTTTGGATTGTCCCAATGGGCATCACTGATGAGTAATACTTTTTTAGGTGCGAATGTGTTTCTGAGGATGTGTACATTTGTTTTCATAGTATTAAAGCCAATACAAGCAAAGCAAACTGAACAGCGTTTATTTTTTGTAGTGTTTTGTTCTTGCTTTTCACATGGCTAATGGTTTTTTCTTGGGTAGATATGATTGCAGCCTGATTCATTATCTGTGTTGAATCTTGCTTGGCTAACTTGATATAAAGCTCTTGCTTCTTTCTGCACTCATGCAGTTCAATCAATCGCTTGTTAATCTCTCTTATCGTGCTGTCTGAGAATTGAGAGGATGCTCTCTGTGGTGTTAGCACTACTAATGCTATCAGAGTAAATGTTGCGGAGCGAATCAATTTCTTTGTCAACTGCATAGATTTCTCTAATTATAATGACTCTACTCGTATCACGTTGGTATGTCGCAGTAGGACTCGAGGTAGGGCGTGTTAATAGTAAAGCTAATACCATGCCCAGCAACAACGTCAGTACGGGAGTCAAAAAAGGGTTCAGCGTTTCCGCTAACCACGATCTCAAAGTCTGCATCAGTTACGTTTCTTTTTAATAGTGTTACAATGTCGATGATTATTCCTGCCGTGTCAGATAGCACTTCAATTGTGTTAGAGCTGCTTTCAAATTGGCGATCCATTACAAGCATAGAGAAGTCATAGTTGACCGCCTTCTGCTCAGTGTTAAACGTGAAGCCATTTGGAACTAACCACACAAGAGGATAGTATTTAACTTCATCAACTGCGAAGTCAAACTCAGCCCCTACTGCGAACTTTCCCACCATTTTGTGGCTTTCCGCTTGGGTTTTTATCTTTTCGATGATTTGGTTGAGCGTCATACTTTTTTAATTTGGCTTCGTTTTTCAATCGCCATTTATTTTTTGTAGTCATCAGGGAAGTCATAATTGTAGAAGCAGTCATCATCCGTACCCGGTAGATACATGCCTCCGAAATAAGCCGTGTTCTGTGGGCGTATTACATCAAAGCCCGTACCAGGATTCAAATACTTCGGGTAGATAGTTGGATTCTCCTTGAGGAAATCTCTCAATCGCTCCGCATAGTATTCAGCCTTATCTCTGTAACGTTGCTCTATCTGAGTCAATTCTCCTGTTGTGATAGGTGTTGCGTTTTCAGAGTTGCGAGATGATACTGACTTGTTCATAAACTTAAAGGTCATCGGCAACATTGACTCCGTAAGGCTGTAATACTTCAAACAAGGTGCAATGTAACTATCAAGTAAAGTGGTGTTATCGCTTGTTAGTGTACCGTTATAAGCCTGATCTTGCAGCTCATCGTATATACCCGACCCGATCACATCTCTAATGTAAATCTCTTGAGCCTCCTTTATTGCCGCTTTTAAAAGCTTTGGATCAACATTTTCGTTGATGGGTGAGTTGTCCTGTAAATAGGTCGTGCTGATAAAATATACAAAGTTAGCCATTGATTCTTCTTCTTAATAGTTGTGGTTGCCAAATGTGACGGCAATAAGGAACGTGAGTAGTTGTGCCTTTAATGGTCATCCATCCGCCTCGTCTTTTCCAAGCTGAATATCCTGGATCATTGTACTCTCGTGCAAGTATCACAGAAATTTGGTCTATTTCTTCTCTTGTATAAACTCGGTTGAGTCTAATCATCCTCTGACAGAAATCTCTTGATGTAGGCAACAAATCTCCTCCGCTTATACCTGGAGCTTTCTCGTAAGTGTAACGAGTCACAATCTCTGTTCCAACATTGCTATTTTCAAGAGTGGTTGTTCCCTCAGGTGTGATTCTGAAACCATCCTCGACAGATTCAATCAAGCCTCTCTGTGCCATATCATCAACCTCTCGCATTATCTCCTCCACAGGCTTCTGAATGTTGTTAGAGAGCGTTTCTAAGGTGATACCCTCGTTACTATACAACCACTGCAAAATCATTGCTTGTAGAGCATCTCCGAACTCCAAGGGTACAGCCTCAAAATTGTCAGCATCTTCACCGAACTCAGCAAACACTTTTAAATCTTTTTCATCATCCCATCCGAAAGGATTCTCACAAGATTCACATTTTACCTCTTTCGACATTGTGGTGGTTGCTGACATACCTAACTCGATACGAGCCTCATCTCTGTCGATGATGCCTTTCTCAAATAATTGAACGTAGTCAAGTCCTATCGGTGGCTTGTTCTTAGTTTTGAGCTTTACAGGTGTGATGTATTTGAAGATAGAACTCAAGGCTCTATCCATCTGTGTTTGTCTTGGCTCAATGTAGGAAGTTTGGAACGCCTCAAACGCTTCAATCAACTCGTTACGCCCTCCAAGTTGCCCCTCTGTCTTGATACCGAAAAGCATCGGAGAAGTAACTCGGTGAGCCATCAAAATCTCCTCTTGTACGGTGTTGTTAAGGATATCAAACTGTTTATCAAAGTCAGAAGGTGCAAGGTTGTTAACTACTGAAGGAGTTTCATTCGGATCGTTGAACTGAATGATAATACTTCCAGCGTTATCTGTTCCGCTAAAGTTGTCTTTAAATCTTCTAATTGTCTGACGAGCTTCTTCAGGTGATGGAATGCCTTTAAACAATTGTAAAAGCGTCTGAGCAGAAAAGCCTGATTTGATGCTGTTCAAATGGAAGTTGGCAATCTCTGTGTCTATTTCTATGTACTTAAGAGCTGATTGGTATGGAGCTGTTGGATACTCGCCACATCCTGCCTTGTACATCTTGAAATAATACACTTGCTTAGATTCTCTCGTGTTGGGATTCCAAGCGTAATAATGGTCAGGCTTTACTTTTCTATCACTCCAATCCTCAGCGTATAGATAATGACCATCTAACGAGTGACGTACATTCTGAAACGGCAAGTGATAAATCTCTGCTATCTTGGTTTTTGCTTTGTTCCAAATGATTTCAAGAGCGAACCCATCAAACAATTCAAGGTCTTGAGCGATCTTGTTTTTAAGGCTGTCAAAGTCCTCGTATGCGTTAATTGAGTCAAGAGCATCGTTTGCCTTTGCAATGTCCTCTGTGTTGTATGCGATTATTTCTGTTTTATCACCGGCTATGAAGTCTGCCTTTTGAGTAACAATCGCTCCGTGCTTTGGTGAGCTATTAAACAAGTCAATCAACATCTGAGGGTAAGCGTTATCCTGCCCATAAGTCAAGAAGCCTTTTGCTTTGTTCTCCTTGAAAATGGGTATTTTGCTTTCCGCAAAGTTGATCCTTATGAAGTTATTTTCCATCTTTTTTATCTTTTGCAAATATAGAACCCACCCCAGCGACTATAAACGCCCCTGCTTCGGTTAGTGTTGCCTTGTTGAATCCAACAAGTAACAACGCCCCTACAATTAGTAGAATGCCGAGCGTGGTAGTTTTGGTGTTTTTAAATATCCTCTCAAACATTTTTCAGTCTTTCGTTTTCTTTCTCTAAGTTCTTAACTCTTTCCCTTAGTGTTGACACCTCGCCCGTCAATGAAATGACGGTTGCTTGTGCCGTTTGTAACTCTTGCTTTAATCTGTCAACCTCACTGAGTATCTGGTCACGGAAAAGATTTTGGTCTTTGTTTTGGTCTTTATTGTCTTGATGCTTCAACTCTAATTTCTTAGCGTAGTATTGCCAAGCCCCTGCTCCTCCAAGAACTCCGACGATTGCTATCAATATACTTGCTATGCTATCCATACTAAATTGACTTAGATACTCCACGGTGCAACTTCTCGTTAAATGTTCGGTATAAGTTTATAAATGCCATCAAGGTGACCAACGCCCAACCTAATTGACTTCCTGCCATCATTCCAACTAATGCATAATGTACAACCGTAATCATGGCTAAAATAAAAGCGGCTAAACAAGCATAGTAACGGCATTTCATATCTTTCATTCCTACCGAGTACAATTGGAAGCCTCCAATTAAAACGCCTAATATTTGCACATCTAACAACCAACCTATCTCAAGGATTGCCAACGGCAAAATAAAGAAGTGTAAAGCGCCCACGAATAACTCGAACAGATAGGAATCCGAATAGAGCAAAATATCTCTAAGATTCTTGCCGACAATTCTTAGCCTTTGGATGTTTCGTTGAGTAATGCTAATAGCCATAATAGGTATTTTTTAAATTTCTTCATGTGGTGTGATTGTGATATTTGTAAATTGCTCAAATGTCACGGGGAATCTCATTGAATAACTTCAATATTTCCCGTGCCATAAATCTCCTCTAATTTACCGACAACCGCATTTATCAGCAATGTTTCAGCCGTTTCAGTTTTGTAAGATTGTTCGGTTAATTCGGCTTGAAATACTTGGTCAAAATCGGCAACACCTTGCAATGGTTGTAGACCTTGTTGATATGCACTTTCAGATGCATAAATAAAAGTTGAAATTTGACTTGGGATTAATCCTTCTTTTAAATCTTTAACACTTGCGTATCCTTCTGCAATTGTTACTACTGAACCGCTGGGCACACTTATACCGCTATTCAAATTTACTGTTGTGTTTATTTTTATATACATAATTTTAGAATAAGTCGTTCCAAGATGTGCCATTATAACAACATAGTTTATCTGTTGTTGTATCGTAAACAATTAAACCATTTGCGGGACTACTAATGGCGTTCTTTTGCGTGGTGGTCATTCGGGGTGGCAGGAAGCCTTTGGTGCTGCTTGATATGTCAAGTTGTGCAGATGAATTTGGAGATGTAAAAGATGACGCAACACTTATTCCATTTATTGCTTGTAATTGCATTGTATTTGCGCCCGTACTTCTTGTAGAACCAGCGAGATGGATTGCAGGGGAACTTGGAATTGAAAAATCTGCTCCTATTGCTAATTCACTGCCAGAATCTTCCGCATATATTGAACCCCAACCTAATCGCAGTAATCTTGAAGATACTGTTGGGTGGTTTACAAAAACATTACTGCGTAAATTTATATTTCCCCCATCGTCAACTTTCATCAAATCCGTCCCCGAACTATTCTGCACCAATAAAGCAGTAGTTGCAGATGTTGAGCCGCTGCCTTTGATTTGAACTCTTGCAGTTGGTGAACCTTCTGCAATTCCTAACCTCTTATTGGTATTATCGTAAAATAAATTAGAATCACTTGCAAAAGCGGAACCATCACTGAATTGAATTAAACCTGCCCCACCGCTTGGATTTGCCTCTATGCTAATATCACCACTACCCAACAAAGAGGTTGAATTTATGGTTTTAATGTTCGTACCGCTTTCAAGCGTTTCTTGCTTCGCATCCAAAGCCGTTTGAAGGTCTGTTTGATTGCTTAACGTGCCACCTATATCACCCCAATCAGCAGCAACGTCTATATTTCCACTTCCAAGTAAGGACGTAGAGTTGATGGTTTTTATATTTGTTCCGCTTTCAAGTAAGTCCTGTTTTGACTTTATCAGATTAGCGGCTGTGATTTTATTCGTAACGTCTAACGAAACATCGACAATTGGCAAGACATCATCATCCGCTGCTGTGGTTATTTCTACTAAATCAGTTATTTTTTTAGTTGCCATATATTTTCTCGGTTATCGTGGGGTTGTAGATTTTCTTTGATACGCTGATTTGATTCACTTTATTGTCATCTATATATCTGACAAATCTGTTTATGTTTGTTCTGACTCTATACTGCAAAACAAAAACATCATCTAAGTCATAAATACGCCCTTGCAATGTATCACCGCTCTGAGTTAGTAAAGTGTCACCGCTCTGAGTGATAAGGTCAACATTAATGAAAGAGCCTTCAGTTGTTAATAACAGACCATCTTGAGTGATTAAGTCACCGTCTTCAAATTGCGATATTTCGTAAATCTTTTCCATTAACTCGGTGTATAAAATACATCAGTAACTGTAATGTTATTGACTTTCAAAATACCTTGCTCAACTAACTCATCAGCGTTATCAGGGTCAGTGTTACTTGGAGATGTCTGAGCGTACACTCGATAAGAGAACTCCCCAGCATAAACTTCAAAGGTTGAACCCTCAGTCACTTCAAACTTGTTATAACGCTCTGTGTATGCACTAACGTCTGTTAAGATGAAGTTCGTTGTAGTGTTGGTCAATCGGTGTGTAATGCTGAATAAATAGGTAGGGTCAGAGATGGTTGTTTTCTCTGTCAGCGTTAAGTACCAGAACTTTGTTTCTCCCTTTGTAATAGTCAGCATCTATATATAATTAAGATTTTCCGCATTTTGGCGT